AATTATATTCCACAAGACACTACTCAAATCGATGACTATATTAAAAATTACGCCGACGAAAACGAAATGATGCAGAGGAAATACCAAGAAGAAAACCGTAAAGATTCAATGGAACTTATTTTTGACGAATTAAAAGTACCTATTTTTGTTGCATTTCTCTTTTTCATCTTCCAGCTACCATTCGTAAAAAAAAATATGGCAAAATATATTCCAATCGCATTTTCAGGAGATGGAAATTTTAATTTTAACGGCTACATTATTGTTAGCATACTATTCGCAAGCCACTTCTACGCAATCACAAAGGCATTAGACTTACATAAATAGTTACAATTTTTACACAGAATTGTCTGTGTCATCATTCGAATCGTACATTGGTGCCGATGGAGTTATATGTTCCGATTCTGATTCTACTACTGGATATGCTTGTATACTATTGAATGAACCAATTCTTTCTAAAATGTCGCCTGCCCTCCTATCCAATTCATCATTTGTTTGTTGCTCTATATCATCTATTTCTTCTTCTAAAGCCTTTATCTGATCTAATGAATTATCTGTACATACAAAGGTTCTACATCCATATCCTATTACAAATCCCAATATGCAATATACCACTATTTGAATCGCAATATAATCAGGTCCGCTCATAATCGTTCTTTTATTAATCGTTATACTTTTTTTATAATTTTATGCAAAAAGTATATATGCCAATCTATAAAAACTATATTCATAAATTATTAGAAAATGTTGATAAAACGCATGTCCCGAGTGAAATGGACCTTGTATTAGACAGTGGAGCATTTAAGGGAATATACATGTACGGTGCTTTACTATATGTTAAAGAACTCGAATATAAAAAATATACAAAAGTACATCGTATATCAGGTTCGAGTGTCGGAGCAATGTTGGGATGCTTTTATATGTTAAATAAAATGGAACTCATAGAACGTTTATATACTGATATGCGAAAGGAGTTCAATAATACTCTACATCTCGATTCAGTATTAAATATCATCGAGAGAGAAATACATAAAATGGACAAAAATATATATAAAAAATTAAATGACCGATTATTTATTAATTATATGAATATTTCAGCAAAAAAAGAAATTATCGTAAGTACATTCACCAGCAACGACGACCTCGTTGATAAGTTACGCAAAACCACATTTATTCCTATTATTAGCAACGACGAACTTACCTATGATAATTGCACCGACGCAATGTGTCCTCATATTTTTACAGAACGCATTATTGGACATAAAATATTATTCATTAACTTGTGGAATTTTGGAGGTATACAGAAATTCTTGAATACTTTTTATGACACAAACGCAGTAAGTAGAACATTCGGAGGAATTTTAGATATACATGAGTTCTTCTTGCGAAATAGTCCGACCAAAATGTGTAGTTATGTTAACGACTGGAATGTTATCAATTACTCTATCTACCGCTTACGCGAATTAGTATGGCTTATCAGTATATTTATAATTCATGCTTCATTGACCATTTCTCAGTATATTCCAGAAAACATCAAAACATCTATTTACGCAAACACAGCGCATTCACTCTTTTTAAAAACATTCAAGGATTTTACTTATTGTATTATGGGAGCTTGAATATGATATGTATCATTTATTATCTAATTATAGTGTAATAAATGATTAATATTCTCGTAATAGTTATCGCTCTTTCAATAACTATTTATTGTATACATAGTTACATCGAGTCACAAAAACAATTCGTATTTGGCTACGGTTCATTAATGATAGATGAATCGCGATATTCAACAATAGGACATGAAACCATAGGACATTCCGCATATTTATCACCGGATTTTAATTACTTACGCAAATTTATATTGCTCGGTCCCAGAAATAGATTCAATTTATCTATGGCATATAATACTGAACATACGCAGAAAAGTACAGGAGGTGTACTATTTAAAGTCGGCGACGAAACATTACATAAATTAGACATTAGAGAAAGTGCGTATAAACGAATTCTGGTACCTACCTCTATGTTACAGTCTGACGGATGTATACTACATCCGAATAATAAGGTCTGGATGTATGTAAATAATATAGAACAACACAATCCTGTGGTGTTCTCTACTAAAGAGCAAATTTCCTATATAAATAGATTACTGGAAACATGTTACTTATATGGTGATGAATTTATGATGAACTTTATTTCCTCCACGCATGGATGGAATATTAAATGGTTAGAATATTCAGACCTACATGAAATGATTATTCAAAATAAGCAGCATTTAACTGTTTAAATTTCTATACCAGCAATTCGGCGAACCTTTCTGGTTTTTCTGTATTTTCTTTTTTTAGACTTGGACTTAGGTTTGGACTTGGACTTAGGTTTGGACTTGGACTTAGGTTTGGACTTGGACTTAGGTTTAGACTTTCCCTTTTTGGTAACATTTTGCTTCTTTGGTTTCACATTACCTGACGCACCTGGTACCCCTGGTGTGTACTTTAAGAACCATTCTTCATATTCGGGTGTACCACGCTTACCTTTAAGTTCTTCAAATTTCGCAGCCTTTTCTGACCGCATATCCTCTAAAGTATCTTGCTTACCATAACAACTTAAACTAAACCTACGAAGCAATCCTTTTTGTTGTAATCTATTCTTTTGTTGAACAGAAAATAAGTATTGTGCCATACATAAGATACGGTCCGGATCAAAATAATCACGATTTGAATATAAAAACGCTAAATACATACTCAACATTGTATCAATCGTCGCTATCTTTATTTTCGCATGCTTTGTATGCAATATATTATAACTATGACACGCGTTTGGACGATATATAAACGCTACTGTTTCTCCATTCACTGACAATTCATAATTCTCATCTACTAATTCACCAATCGCAGAGTGCTTTTTTATAGTAACATTTTTAATACCATCATATCCTAATCTCTCTTTTACAATCGTTGCTGTCGTCTTTGGATCCTCTGATAGTACATCAAAATCCGGAATTTTTTTAATCGAATTCCTCATGTATTTCGGCATATGCGCCGAATACAATGAATTCGCATAACCACCAAAAAACACCACTCCTTGATCAATAAGCGCCTTCTTCACCATTTCATACATATCACCTTCATTCACCTTATTGGATTCAAATGAACGTTGAATGTCAACCAAATTACAATTCTTACCTTTTAACGGATGGTGCTTATTCAACAATATCAATCTCTTTAATACTTTCTCCCACCGACTGACATCCCCTTTCGGTCTGGATAACTCTAAATACATTGCCATTCTCAAATAATTCGGGGGCGCATACAAAATACCGGCCACGCTGATAGCCTCCTTTTTAATTGACTTATACAATTCACTTGCTAACGCAGTAATATCAGCTACCGGAATATAATTCACAAATACCTTAAATGTACCGTGATGAACACCTGCCTTTGCTTCCACATCAGAATAACCCTCTTTGAAATATATATCCGATAATTCTTTGGCATCATTCAGTGCGTTCATTGAGAAAAAATCATAATCAGGTATTTCTAATGATTTATCATAAAATTGGTCTGCTACAGGTAATATATTATTAATAGCAGTACCTCCGTAACAAATAAGTTTTTTTTGGCGCAAGAAATTCTCTACTATTGAAATAATTTTCTTAACATCGGGCGATGATACTACCTTTTGACTACTTTTTTTTTCCGCAATATCTACAGCTTCCCTCAATATTTCTATCTCCTTTTCTTCGAAATTCTGTTTTGGCATACCTACTTATAATTGATAAAGATAAAAAATCGGTTATAACTGTGGATAACTAAACTATATTCAAACGGTCGTCTCTTAAATATTTCAATTTATCGATAAATTCCTCTTGTAAATGAACGAATATGATGGAAAACATACCCGCCGAGTGCAATTCCTTCATTTTGATATGAGAAAAACCAAATCGATCATTAAACGGCGATGGAATACGCGCTACCATATTTCGTACTATATATACAACAGTCGCAATATACCATACATACGCAATAATTTCAAACACCAGCCACAAGGTTGATTTCTCATAATTATTTTGTTCAGGAAAATAATCTTTTATCTTGTTTGTAATAACTGATAATATTACCGCAGTAAAGCAATAAATAATGGCTATATATGCCAGGTCCATTACTTTTATTATTGTAAAACTAATTCCCATTATGTCTAACTTAATATACAATACGTAAATAAAATTTTATTTAGAATTATCTTGTAAGTGTAAATTAGTTTGCGTTGAAGATCTCTTAATTGACTTCTGTGTAGAAATTGAATGGCGAGAAGACGCAGGAGTAACAACCACTCTTTTGCGCAATAATTCTATAAATGTGCTCGCGCTACTGGACAATGCCCGACGTGTATTTTCTTGTGATATCATATTATTTTGTATATCATACATACTTACAATTTATATATAATCAATTTTATTTTTTCATTGTGGGGATAATAATGATTATCTTTTTAGAAATAATCTAAATTATTATATATAGAATGAACTCCGAAAAAATACTACATTACTATATTTATCTGTTACTTAGTTTAAAAGTATTACTTATCATATTATTACTGCGCGAATGGGGACTAAAAATACAAAACTCGTTCTTTGATTCAGAAAAAATCCTGAAAAAGATTCAATCTGTTACCGGACGAAAAGATAAAATAGAGGCCGTCTTTTTAATTGGAGTATATTTACTATTAATGTATATATTTTACCCATTCAATAATACACATACTTTTCAAGCAGATGACCATACAAAAATGCTTCTATTCGCAACCGGTTTAGTAAGTATTATTCACAATATATCTAAAACATAAAATCATTGTAATATAAAATAATTTTATATTATAATGAGAATCGCGCTGAGTTTTTGGGGAATCACCAGAAGTTTAAAATATACTATACAATCGATAAAACAATACATTATTCACCCATTGCAGCAGCAAAATATTGAGATTGTTATATACATGCATACATATAAAGTAAATTCCGCTTATAATAATATACGAACTAACGAATTTCATATTCAGTTAGATAATGATGAGTATAAATTATTGAATCCTAATTATATACAAATTGATGACCAGGATGAAATTAAAAAACAAATAATCATTGAACAATACAGATCACATCCTGATCCATGGAATACGAACTATAATAGCGTAGATAATTTCATTTGCGCAATGTATTCAAAACAACAATTAATCAAAATGATATCGGCGTCAAAACAACAGTTTGATTATGTCATATTCCTGCGTCCTGATGTGAAATATAAAAATCCTATTAATACTGCTCTTTTTAATCATGTACGTGACCATACTATTTGTATTCCAAACTTTGCTCTATATTACCAGTTTAATGACCGCTTTGCAATCACTAATATGACCACGTACAAACTATATGGCTCCATATTCGCGGATTTATTAGAGTATAGCAAACAGTATTCACTTCATTCGGAGCAATGTCAAAGTCGAATATTACAGCGAACACCTATGCGTTTGGTTTATATTCCCATATTCTTCAATCGGGTTCGGTTTAATGGTAGCGAAACGAATGATGTTATTCCAATCACGAAAAAATCTATTATAAATTCGTCGCAAAATATTCAAATTAATATAATAAATAGAAAACATAATAACAGCAAGCGAACATCTATGAAAATGATAATCATGTAAATCGCACCTTAGATAATTGTATTTTTTTCATATAACGTACAATTACCTGCGTCTCAATATATCGTTCCATATTCTCGTTATAAAACTGAGACATAAAACTGTTCGCATTATTTACCATTTGTTGACAATCATTAGGATGGGATTCACACCATTCTATTTTCTCTTCGAGATCACTAAAATCGTTCTTTAACTGAATATAATGAACATTCGGAATGAGCCTGTCCTCCATTAACCAGCTAATTTTTGTAGGTTTCGCCATCATTACTAATGAGTTTGAAGCAAGTTGCCAATTCAATCCACTTGCCTTATCGTTTCCATCGACTGCCAATAAATATTTATATCTTAGCTGTTCCTTTATCGACATTTTGCCTTTTACCCACTTGGTATAAGAATGGTAATCAATAATATTACCTGAAGCATCTACTGTCCCCCAAGCAATATTACTAAATCCTATGTCTATTTTGTTGTGATTATCAAAATATTTTTCGACGAGGTCAAATCGATTCGCGCACCGACCTACCTGACCAGTTGTTGCACCTCTCCATAGCGCAGTTCCAATTTTATTTTGAAATGGTATATCATTATCAAACATTTCCTTTGAATATAACACTCCCCAGTGTCTATGTAAATTGGCGGCTTTTATGATTACAGATTTGTTACATCCCTCCAACCGTATTTTTGATAAATAATAATCATCGAGTTGTTTCTCTACGTCACCTATTAAGTATAACATATACATGTCCTTCAAATTATATGCCTCTAAATAAGGGAGGAGGCGCTTTGTATATCCACTTACACCTGAATTTAGCGCAATTAGTCCACGAGCGGTGAGTTTACATACCATACTACTGTATATGCCATGTTCAAATATACCCTTAGGATATATTCGTCTCGTATTATCCATGTCGTTCAATAGTATATCAACATTTATATAATCATCCTTTGGATACACTATATCCATTGGATACATTTCACCTAAATAATGTTTAATTCTTGTTTCCACATAATGTTGCATATTCATATTAGTCATAATTTGATTATTTAACTCAGTATTACTGTGCTTCAATTCATTCACAAATAAATTAAATTCATGACTTGTAACAAGTATATTATTGTATTTATTTTCTATTGTTTTAGTTTCTTTCTTCTTTGAAATATTACGTAACTTAAAAAAAAACATGTTTAAATTATACTAATAATTATTTTTTTCATAAATATCGAATACATTTTATCGTGGTATATTACAGTTATTACTTTTTCACTATCTGATCGGACTCAATTATCACTTCCTTAGATACATTTTTAATAATCTCCGACTTATTGTATTCCATGTCCACGTTCATTATATTAGATACAATTTTCATATATTCTTGGTCCGTTGCATAGGTCGGATTATCAGTTATCCATTTCGGTAATTGTTTCATATTCGCCTTACTTACTTCATCTATTACATGTTTCATTTTATCTTTATTGTCATTATCTTGTTCCCATGTATCATTGTCCTTTACATATAATATCGCGTTGTGTATATCACTACAGTGAACCGGGCGTTGATGTAATTCTAATTCTTTCAAACCATCGATAATTATCTTGCTCGTACCTTCGATAAACCCTAATTTACCAGTGTTTTCCAGATCCGTCATTTGAAGTTTCAATGAATGAACAAAATCCATAATATTCAGCGCATCTTTACAGTGTTCATTTAAAAATACATTAATATTGAACTTCGTATTATTAATATTATTGTTATTATTACCAATATTAGGTATAATTTCTTGCATTGTTTTCTGTAATTCTTGGTTTTGTTTCATCATATGTAGAAACATATCTTTATAATTCATATCTCCGCTAATATTATCATCCGTATTTGATTCCACCTTTTCATCCTTATTTGTTTCAGAATAAAATTTACAGATTTTTTTATGTCTGTGAAAACTCGATAGATGTTTGTATTTCTTACCGCAAACACATGTCGGCGAATTTTGAGTAGCATTTATTTCGCATTTAGTAGCATTATGTTTTATGCTCGCATTATGTTTTATAAAATCACTTTTCTTAGAGCATGAATAGTTACATTTTTTACAGGAATATTTGTTGGCGAATTTTGGCGAATTTTGAGTAGCATTAATCATATAATAATGCTATATAAAAATTCGCCTAAACCAAAAAATGCACATATTTTAAAAACGAAAAAAAAAAGTCGTTGGTCTGCCACTTTTTTTGAAAAAATCAGATTTAGAGCTTTTTGCAGTGAGTCCATTTTTCCGTTTTTTTCATTTTTTTTTTTTTTTGCAAAAAGACTTTTTTCGACTTTTTTTATCC